ATATTATAAAAACGGGTACAGAATTAAGAAAAAAAAATATAATAATACGTAAAAAATTATCAGAAGAGGCCGATAAAGATTGGGAAAAAATAAAAGAAATTTCAAAAACGATTTAAAAAATTATAATTAAAATATTATTTATAATAATTAAATGATCAATGACGTTATATAATAATATTTTTGAAAAAAAAAGTTTTTTTAGTTTACAAGATTCAATGCCCTATACAGCTATCTGTCCTATACCCGCAAAAAAAAATAAATGGACTTATCCATTAATTTATAATTTAATAAATACTAAAAATAATGCTAATAATATAACTAGAATAAAACACTTGAAATTAAAAAAAATAAATAATGAACTTATAAAAGGTTTTTCACGATTAAGTTATTTTTATATAAAAATATATATAGATTATAATGATGATGTCATATTTGAAATATATAATGATATTACAAAAAAATCACATATTTCAATAATTCAAAATAAATATTTATTTGAATCTTTTGAGATTGAGAATGTAATGTTTAGTGTATATGATAAAGATATGAATTTATTTGAATTTCCATGTGATATTATTATTAAACCTTATTGTAATGATTTAGGATCATGGTATTGTAAAGTAGAATCAGGTCAATCTTTATATTTTGATATTCATATTAATCCATTAATGTATTATATAGATGATGATAAATATTATGAAATATATACTTTTATTACATCATCTTATTTAACAACGGTATCTATTAACGGAAATAATTATAGTAGAATATCAAATGCATGTCCAATACTATTATATTATTTTATTCTTTTTAACGAATTATATTAGTAATTAATAAAAATGTTTACACTAGATTCTTATAAAAGATTTTTACAAATTTTATTATCAATTGATTTTATTATAGATTTATCTATTTATAAAAATAATTTAGATTCTATAAATTCCATAGAATCTTTCTATCAATTATTTAATAATATAATTTTAAATATACTTAATTTTAATGATTATAATCTATTATCTATTAATGAATGGAATTATATGTTATTATTTTTTAAAATTATTTATGAACATATATTATTACAATATTGTCCTTTATCTAATAATGAATTGTTTATTACTTTATTAAATTTAGAAAATAAAATATCATTATTTAAAGATTATATATTAGGAGGTAATTTAATTACAGATCATATAAAATATAAAGAATATAAAATTGAATTAAAATTATTTTTTAATGATTTAGATATATTAATGAAAAGTTTAAAAGATGAATATATAGAGAGTGATATAAAAATTTATCAAGTATATAAATATAGTTATTTTCAATGTAAACAATGGAATATATGTTCATTTATAATAAAAATTAAATGGAATCAAGAATTATTATGTTTTCCTAAAATTTTAGATCCATGGAATTATATTTGTTATCAACTGGATAATTTTTTTCTTTTAATTTATAAATTAGATAAAATTTGTGATTATAATATAAAATATTTTATACAATATTTTTATATAAATAATAATATAAAATATTATATAGGAGAATTAATTAAATAAAAATATATTGTAATAATAGAGGATCACGATAGAATGGTTGCTATTATTCAATATCCGTATTTAAGAATTTCTTATATTACTCAAAATTATTTAGGTAAAATTTTAATTTATCAAATTAAAGAATTAGAATTATTAAAACAATTTATATCCAAAAGTAAAAATTTAACTTCTACATTTTCATCTTTAACGACAATTCATTCTTTAGAAGAAAATATAGAAACATTAATAACGACACATTTACAAATGTATCAATCTATTTATACTTTATCTTTAGGTAATAATTATGAAAATTTAGAATCTTATATAATAAATAATTTTTTACCAATATTAATAGATGATACAAAATTTATTTACCAATTATTATATAATTATATTAATGAATGGAAAACACAATTTTCTAATACATCATCCATTTCTTTATATAGTGTATTGGATTGGACTAATATATTAAATTTATCCAATGCATTGTATGATTTTGTAAATCAATCCATAGCATTATCATATTCTGGTGTATATCAATTAATTCAATTATCAGATAAATTTCATTATACTAAAATGTTTTTCTATGGAAAAATATATATATATGAAAATATTGATAATAATCTATTTATATTAATACAAAATATTAATAGTTTTATATTACAATTAGAAACAAATCAATTAATTAATTCTACTACAATAACATCTTTTCAAAATCAATGGCTTTTATTAAATAATAATATTACTAATATTATTAATGTACAGAGAAATTTATGGAATTTTACTTATTCAATGCCTACATTATTATCATCCTCTATTCAATATACTTTATTATTAGCATCTGATACAAAAATTGTACCATCCATTTATGCAGATGGTCAACCTCCTCTTATTGAGAATGATTCTAATTCTTGGAAATATATAAATACTACAAGTGGAAAAAAAATTAATTGGTATTTTGCATCTTATTATAATTCTATTCAAAATTTATCTTTTTCAAATTTAAAATCTGTATTTTTTATAATTAAATTTAATAGTCTTGTTTCTTTACCTTTTTTAACCATTTATACTACAAATTCTAATGGTAATTATTGGTATGGTAAACGAAAAAATTATACACAATATACTCCGGTATTAAATCAATGGTATTTATTATATTTAGGTGATGATCCTTCTATTGATTCTAATATATCATCTTTTTTACCTTCTTTCAATTCTAAATTAGTATTGAATTATAGTCCAGATTCAATAAATTTTAAAACTTATGTAGGAGAAACAGATATAAATAATACTGATAATATATTATTTTTAACATTATCAAGTGATAGTTCAGCTAATGTTAACAATGTAAATTTTACCATTTCAATGATGGGATATAAAACAAATACAATGACTTATTTAAATAGAAATATATCTTATTATAAAAGTTTAACAGGTTTTAACCATATTCTATGATTTATTCTATTTCTAAATTTTTCTTGATTATTTAATGATAAAGAATGATGATTATAAATTTTTTGAATAAATAAAATATCATAATAATTTATATTATCAGGAAATATAATTTCTGAATATATAAATTTCAAACCTGCCAATACATCTAATTTTAAATTATATATATTAATATTATTATATTTTATAATATCATCTTTAAAAATGGTAGGTAAAATATGATATTGTTGTGCAGGTAATATAAATAATAATTGTTCAAATGGAGTATATGGAGAATCATTTTGAAAAGATAATGATTTAAATATATTTGGATTTTTTTCTAAAAATAAAACAATATCACTTGGTAATGGTGCATTTCTATATTTATAATACCAAGTATAGGATGGACATTTTTTTGTATAATAAGAAATAGTAAATAATAATGATTCAATATAATTTTTAATTATATCATCTAAATTATTAGATGTATTAAAAAAATATTGATTAAATTGATTTTTCCAATCATTTGAATTCATATCAATATTTTTCCATTCATTTCCATATTCATTAAATAAAGGATTATCATGATTAAAAAAGGATAAATGTTGAAGTCTTGATTCATATAATTCAATCTTTGACATTTCTTTTTCGGATAATAATCTAAAATGATCATTTAAACCATTATATTCTTTATATATTTTTTTCCATTCTTTTTTCATTTCATATTCTTCAATTATAGATAATTCTTTCATTAATTCCAAAAAAAAGGAATAATTAATACATATATTATTATTTTCTATAAAAGATAATGAATAATTAGGTTTAATTATTCTTTTATAAATATTTAATAATAAATCTAATCCACCTGATCTAATTTTTAGAAATGATAAAGAACATATAAAATCATTTCCAACCATCATTAATAATATATTATAATCATTAATAAATGTATTACTATCCATTATTGAAAATTCATTTAAAAAATATTCTTTTAATTTATCTATGGATACAAATAGATAATCATTCGTATCAGAAAAAGGTTTTTCCCATAATGATTTTGGATCTGGTATTCTCATAATCCATATATTATTTTTTTGTAATAATAAACTTAATGATAGTAAATCACCATCTGGACTAAATATTATAATAGATTCATTATTTGATATTTTTCTAATTCTATTTAGAAATTTATGTTCACCTTCTCCTGGATGATTGGAACCATCTAAATAAAAATTAAAATTCCAATTGTTTAATTTTATAAATTTAATTATTTTTGATTCTAATTTATACATAAATATTGTTCCTGGACATATATTACAACTAGGATCAAAATTATTTTTATTAAATTCTATATTATATTCCATTTTTTTTTTTTGAATCATTTCATTTAATATCACACTTTTATATCTTCTAGATCTTTGTTGAATTATTTTAGCAAAAGGAGCTGTTCCATCTATACTTATATAAAAAGTTTTTTGAGGTTTTACCTTTTTTATAATATCATTAATTCTATGAATACATTCATCTATTATAAATGATTCTTCGACTGTTTGATTTTTTTTTTGACAATCTTGAAATGATTTATATATTAATGAATTAAAATCAATAAATACATGATCAATAGTATCTATATTTTTAAATAAAATATCATTATGATGATTTTTTAATAATGATCTAAAATATGTTGGTATTCCCATTTAATATTTATTATTAAATGAAATTATTAAATAATAATTCATTTTTTAAATATTTCTATTTACTTCGTACCATAACCATACATGAAATAAAATATCTGTTCCTACTACAATTGCAAGACACACTAACATTTTTTTATCAAAATAATTTAATTGTTTAGATAGCTGGTAAAATTTTTTTTACTTGTGTACTTGATATACATTCAATCATTTCATGTTTAAATTCAGTACAATTTTCATAAATATCAATATAAGTAATAAAAATTTTTCTACAACAATATCTATCAATTTTAAATTTATTAAAAAAAATTGTAATATCTGTTTCTTGACTTTTTCTAAAAAAATCAAATTCATCTTGTAATCTTCCAATTACTTTATTACATGAAAAACATCTGACAGGTAACATTTTTTATATTATTTTATTTTGATTATTAATCATTCAATTTTTTAATTATTATATATTTAAAAAATCTTTATAATAAAAATGAAAATTTTTAAATATTTAAATAATAAAGAATTAAATAAGATTAATAATGATACTATAAAAAATATTTCTATTGAAGGAAAAATTATTCCAAAAGCTAATTTAATTAAATGTAAAAATTTAATTGAAACTAAATTTGAATCTTATTTATTAATGTTTATTATTCAATCCATTATAGAATGGATTTTAAATTCTACAAAAAAAGAACAAATTATTGATTCTATATCTATACCTATTTTAACTCAAGATGATTCGAATATAATATTTGACGATTTGAAAAATTATAAAACTTTAAAATCAGGAGCTTATGGTATTACTTATCTTTTACATTTATATAAAAATAGATTTCCAATTGTTATTAAATCTCCTAAAAATAAAGATGTTAGTGAAATTTTACATGAATATTTAATTGCAATTAATGGTACTAATTTATTAAGAAAATTTATTCCTAATTTTACCTATACTTTTGGTATTTATTATACCGATAAAAATAATAGTCGATTAATTATGGAAAAAATAGATGGTGGTATTTCTTTTATAGATTATTTAAGAAGAATATCATTTTTAAAATATAGTACATCTAATATCAATAATTTTTTAATATTATTTATACAATTACTTTTATCATTAGATCTTTCTCAACAAAAATGTTTCTTTACTCATTATGATTTACATGGTGAAAATGTTTTATTAAGATTAAAAAAACAAGATTCTTTATCTATTCGATATCCTCTATTTAATTATGAATATATTATTAATGATCCAGAATATATTGTTTCTATTATTGATTTTGGTTGTTCTACGATTACAATAGATCAAGGATTTTTTGGTGATAAACATTTTGATGTGTATGGAATGTATGCTTTTTATTTACCAGGTGCTGATATGGCTAAATTTTTATTATATTGTTATTTTAATTTATTTTTTAATAATTCATTTTTAATGGATACCAATGGTTATTATTTAAAATCATTTTTCGAACACATTTTACATGATATATATCATGTTCAATTTACTAAACCACGTAATGATTTTTTTATAAATTATAAAACTATTTTAAATAGCTTTTATAATATTACTAATAATCCAAGAATTTTCATGTCTCCTTATAATATTATTGAATATTTAGAATTAAAATCTAATATAATATTTAATATATTAAATATTAAAAATTATCCTTGGATAAAAAGATCTATTCAAAAATATAAAAAAAATTATAATGATTCAGAAATAAAAGAATGTATTTCGAATACATTTTGTACTAAAATAAAAACAAATATTAATGATATTATTACCAAATCCGATTTAATCATTACTTCAAATGATTTAATTATTCTTGATAAAATATTTATAAAAAAATTTGAATTTCCTACTCCTCAAAAATCTAATTCATCTTTAATTAAAACTATAATTAATTATCCTCATTGGAATAATTTTTTAATTATTTCGGAAAAAATATTTGATGCTTTAGAAAAAAATATTAAATTTAACAAAGATATTAATATGTATATTAAAATTAATTTAAGAAAAATTATTTATAATTATCGTTCATATATTAGTTTAAAAGAATTTTTAGTTTATTATAAATTATAAAATAAAAAATATATTTTTTAATAAACAATCATGTTTAAATCAATTATTATTATTAAATTATGTTTTATGATATCAAGTATATTGATTTTTATGATTATTTATAAACATAATTTTGATAAATTTTATCCAAATACTTATACTTGGTTTGATTCATTTTATCTATCTGTATTA